CGATCAACGATTTGATCAGCAAGTGGGAAGGTGAGCTGGCCGCAGGGTTCTTGCTGTCCGACGTGCGTGACGCAGAGCGCGTTACTGCCGCCGAGATCCGCATGATCGCCAACGAACTCGAAAGCGCCTTTGGTGGTCTTTACTCTATGCTGGCCCAGAGCTGGCAGCAGCGTGAGGCTGATTATGCCATTGCACAGATTAACTTTGAGATGGAGATCGGTGAAAAAAGCGACACCTTTGAGGTAGTTGTGACAACCGGTCTTGAGTCGTTGTCTCGTGAGGGTCAGATCGACAACCTACGGCTTGCTGTCGGGGATCTCCAGATGATGGAGGCCGTGCCGGAAGACATCCGGGGTGCGTTCAATCCGCTACGCTTTGCCAAGTTTGTGTTTACCAATCGATCGGTCGATCTCAATGCCTTTCTAAACACGCCTGAAGAAATGCAGGCCAACAGAAATGCGGCAATGGAAGAAGCCGGTCGTATGCAACAGCAACAGGGTCAGGCCAACGTCCAAGAACACGCAGGTAAAGCTGCCGTGGACAGTCAACAGACACAGTAAGGAGAGAAAACTTTGTCAGAAGAACCAATCATCCCAGTCCCCACACCAGCGGACTCCACCCCGATCCCGGTGATCGAAGAAAAGCTTGCCGAGGTTGTACCAACAGAAATACCTGTTGAGGTTCCCGCCGAAGTCCCCACTGAAGTCCCAGCAGAAGTACCCGCAGAGGAAACTCCTGTTGACAAGGACGCTGAACTAGACGTTACTGTCTGGGGAGACACCGGGTCTCAAATTGGAAACGATGTTCTAGCCATGCTACAGAACTCCGGTGTATCCACAGCAGACGCCAAGGCGCTCCTGTACGACGCTGTTGAAGCAGGCGACATCACAAAGATCGACCAAGCTGCATTGGCTGAAAAGGTCGGAAAACACGCCGCTGCAATCATCATGTCCGGCACAAAGTCGTTCATTGCAGAAAGCGCAACCAAGAACGCAGCATCTGTTCAAGCAGTCCACGACGCCGCTGGCGGCAAGGACAACTGGGATAAGGCTGCAAAGTGGGCGTCCACCAGTATAGAAGAAAGTGTGCTGGCTGAGTATCGCCCTATGATCGACAAGGGAGGCCCGTCCGCGCGCTTTGCAGTCGGTGAGATCCTTAAAGCGTACAACAGCGCTGACGGCAATACCACGCTAGTCAATGCCGCTTCACCGCGTGCTGAAGCAACGGCAACGACTAAAACCTCCGACGTTGGCACCACCCGAGCGGAGTACACAGCGGCACTTGAAAAGGCAGAACGCACAAAAGCGTCACCCCAAGAACGCGCACGAATCCAAGCGGCCCGAGTCCTCGGTCGTAAACAAGGCAAATAGCCACTTTAAGGAGCCACCCACATGTCCGGTGCAAATATTCCAACCGATTCCAGCCACCTAACCGATCAATCCACTGCCGACATGATCGAGCAGTACGGCGGTTTTGTTGACTCCCAGTTCGCAAAGCGTTCTATGATGCGTGATTTCGTCAGCGTCATGCCTGTCACAAACACCGACACGATCATCAACCGCCGCGTTGGCCGCACTGAGCTGTCCACGTTGACTGCTGGTGTACGTCCTGCCGCAACGCCAAGCAACTTCGGTAAGGTCAGCCTGACCATCGACACTGTTGTTCTGGCACGTCAGAACCAGTCGTTGCTTAACGATTTCCAAGCCGACTTCAACATCCGCATGAACCTCGGCAAAGACCACGGTAAAGAGCTGGGCAAGTTGTTTGACCAATCGTTGCTGATTGCTGGTATCAAAGGTGCCGGTGCTGCTGCGCCTGCTGGACTAAACAGCGCGTTCGGTCCCGGCGTCACTGCCACACTCGGCACCGCAGGCGATGAGCTGGACCCAACTCTGTTGTACACTGCCATCGAAGCCGGTATCGTTTCCATGCAGTTGAATGACATGGACACCGAGGAGTGCGTTATCTTTGTAACGCCGACTCAGTACGCTGTTCTGTTGAACAACGACAAGCTGATTAGCCAAGACTACTCAAAAGAGAACGGCGACTTCGCCAACGGTAAGTTCAAGACAATCATGGGCACTCCTGTTGCTCAGACGAACCGACTGCCCACTGTAGCGATCACTGGCCACAAGCTGTCCACAGCCGCAAACGGCAACTTCTACGACGTCACCGCAGCCGAAGCGCGCACTGCCGCACTCATCCTGCACCCGACTGCGTTGCTCGTTGGTGAAACCATCCCCCTGACTTCGGATGTGTTCTTCTCCGAGATTGAGAAGCAGTGGTTCATCGACTCGTTCATGGCGTACGGTGCGAACTTTAACCGCCCAGACGGCTCGTACGCTGTTCAGGCCATCGTGTAATCTGAACTAATCACGACAGCCCCCGACTCCTTAATTGGGGCCGGGGGCTTTTTTTCGTTTGTAGTGCGTCTGTGTGCCTCTCCCACGCGGGCGTACTACTAACGAAATATCACCCATAACCGAAAGGCTAAACATGACCATCCGTCTTGACCTAATCAACAGTATGCTCGCAACGACTGGGACTGCAAAGCTGTCTTCGGAAGACACAACCCACCCCGCGTACGTAACAGCAGACTTTGTTCTGTCCACCGTGATCGAGGAGTTCTCCTCAAAGCCGATGTGGTTCAACACAACCCGGCGCACGTTGTCTCCAAATGCGGAAGGCAGGATCGTTGTTCCCGGCAACGCGCTTTCGTGCGACCCGGACGACATCACCAAAGACTACGCAATCCGTGGACAGTACCTATTCGACAACGGAACCTACACAGACATCATCGGAACAGAAGTGGCTGTTGTCATCGTGGCGGAACTGCCGCTTGAGGACATGCCGCCAATCGCAATTCAGTTTATCCGGGCACACGCGCGGCTGTATTACTACACAGACGTAGACGGTACATCGACCAAGATCAAGATGTACGCCGACGCTTTCGCAATAAAAGAACGCGAGCTGATCACACTCAACATGAAGCATACAGACTCAAACTTCTTCCGTGGTCGGGGTTACGCGAGCTTCGCGCACCGCCGCAGTGCATCATTTAACCCCCTAACCCGTATCACATAGGAGACGTCATGTCAGTATCCGGTACACTCGGTTCGCTCCTACAGGGCGTGAGCCAACAGCCGCCGCACATCCGCAACGATGGGCAGGTAACTGAGCAAGTAAACATGGTGTCTGACGTGGTTCGTGGTTTAACGTCCCGTCCCGGTTCTGGCCTTGAGTCATTTAACACGGGTGCGTCGGCGGGTCTGCGATTTAGCAACGTGCTGGTCAACCAAGACCGCTTTCAAGTTGGGTGTTCCGCAGGTGTTCTGGAGATCCTAAACCAAGCTGGCGCGTCGATGACTGTAACACCGGACACCGACACTCTGGATTACATCGGTGCGGCTATGGAGGTTTACGTTTACGACAACGTGGCCTACATCCTGAACCGTGACAAGGTGACTGCAATGAACGCAGACACCTCTGTTCCTGAATCAAACGTCCAGAAGGACGAGGGGTACGTCGTCAGCTTTGGCGGCGAGTTCAGCCACACATACAAAATTACGCTTGAGTACACAGACGGTACAAAGGCTATCGGAACGTACACCGCGCCGGACGGGACATCGACGGGAGACGCAGAAGACACAGCAGCGCCGTTTATTGCCGCCGCGCTTCGCACATCCCTCGCCGGTCACGCCAGCATCAAAGCGGGCACGGTTGTATCCGTCAGCGGTGCGGTTGTGCGTATTACCGGTGCACCGTCTTTGAAGCTCACAGCGGAAGATGGTTCAGGCGGCGACGTGCTGCGCGCACAGGCCAACACAGCAAAGTTTGTGGAGGATCTGACCCCGCTGGCAGTTCACGGCTCACTAGTCCGTATTGTAGGCGCTACAGGCGCAGACGATGACTACTGGATGCGCTTTGAAATTGAGGGCGAGTCCATCGGATCTGGTTTTGGTTCTGAAGGCATCTGGCGCGAATGGTACAACCCGTTCGAGGCGTCGCAGTTCGATCTGACAACAATGCCGCATGTCATTACGCGCACAGGCGCGACCACGTTTACTTTGTCAAAAGGTACTTGGTTGGGACGGCGTGTCGGAGATTCAGACACAAACCCAGCGCCCGGCTTTATCGGTCGGTCTGTTCGGGACATCAACGGATTTCAGTCACGGCTTGCGGTTGTATCCGGACCGCGTGTAATCACGACCCGCACTGACGAACCGTTGGACTTCTTCAAGGAGTCTGCAACTGTAGAGGCCGATTCCGACCCAATCGAGATTATGTCCACAGCCGAGCGTGAGTTTGAGCTAGAGTGGATCGTTCCGTTTGACCGCGATCTAATTATCTTTGCAGACTTCAGCCAGTTCATCATCACAGGATCAGTTGCACTTACCCCCGCTAATGCCTCCCTCGTACAAACGACGAACTTTGAGATGGGCAAGGGCGCACGCCCATCGTCAACAGGGCGCACGTTGCTGTTCCCGTTTGAGCAGGGATCGTTTGCCGGGGTTAAAGAGTTCTTCTCTCAAGGTGCGGTTGAGTCATCGGACGCCACGTCCATAACGCAGGTCCAAGACGAGTACATGCCGGGTGCGATCACAAACATGCTGTCCAGCACAAACTTTTCGTTTGTTCTTGTGCAGACGGACGGTGCTGTAAACTCATTCTTTATCCATCAGTACTACTGGCAGGGTGATGAAAAAGCGCAGGCCTCATGGTCTCGCTGGGATCTACCGTACGCCGTAAAAAACGTGTTCTTCTCGGGGCCGTCTGTAAACGTCCTGATGTACGACGCCTCGGTCGGGTACGTTCAAACCACGATGAACCTAGACATCCCGGACAACTCCGAAACAGGCTACCCCGTTAAACTGGATCTGCTGTCAAATTACACAGCAGCTACGGTGTCCGGGGAGTACGTGCTGCCGGAGTACGTTGCAGCAACCTACGCAGAGGCGGGTGATGCAGACGAGCTAAAGACGTACATCGATCTGCCTTGGCCCACAGCTCTCCTTGTTCAAGGAACAGGATGCGCAGTGCCGGGTCAGACTGTATCGTCTGTCGAGATCTTCGATCTGGGTGGGTCGGTTTGGCGGTACGTCGTAAGCGACACAACTGTTCCAAATGGAGCGACCCTGCTTGCAGGACTTGCTTTCGAGTCGCAGGTTACGCCCACTATGCCGTTTATACGGGATCGTGAGGGCAAGGCTGTAAAACACACAAAGCTTGTTGTCACGGAGTTCGTGATCTACTTTGACGAGTCGGGCTTTATCGAGTCTCGGCTTGCATCGAAGTACCGGGCCAACGATGTTGTGTTTTCAAACAAGCGCGTTGTCACCGCAGGCGATCCATCAGACCCAGCGGGTATCGGCATAAGATCGGGCGAGTTCGTTATTCCTTGGGGAGAACGCAGCGACTGGTCGGAGCTAACCCTGTCATCGTCGGACGTCCGACCCATGACGATCCTAGAGGTCGAGTGGGTCGGTCAAATCTTAACAAGAGGAAGGAGACTATAATGGCAGCAGACGTACCTATGCTGATGAGAATGGGAACACAGACCATCGGCGCGCTGTCCAGTTTTAGCATCTCTAAGACTCAGCACAGCATGGAAGCATCGGCAAGGGCGCACAGGGAAACCATGAGCGCCCTTAGTGCCGGTATTCAACAGAACGCCATCACGGTAGCTGAAATCAACACACAAGACAGCGCTGTTCGCCTGTCGTCCGCAATCCAGTCGCAGTCCATAAAAGATCGTGGAGCAGCGGCTGTTAGCGCGGCGGCGGCGGGCGTTGCCGGTGGAAGTGTAGAGGCCACTATGCGAGGCCTTCGTAGGTCTGCATTGAACGCCCAATCTGCGCGTATGCGTAACCTTAACTCGTCACTACAAGCGAGCGCACAGGATCGCAAGAACCTCGAACTCGCCCAGATCATGGGCAAGGACATATCGATCCTACCTGCACCAAGTTCTGGTGCTGCGTTGCTGGGTCTCGGCGCATCATTGCTGGACACGTACGACGCCAATCAGCCGCAAGGCTTAACATCCACTGATCGTCTCGCAGAACGACTGAGACGTTAAAACAAAGGAGAGCGTTATGGCTCAAGGAACAGAACGCCGCCAGAACACAGCGGACGGCCTAGCGGGCGCGGCGGCGGTTACACCTGTGATTCGCCAAGCGCCTCAACTTCAAGCACCTAACCTTCAGGTTCAGGATCTACAAAACTCGCAGTCAGCCCAGATCGCCCGCTCGCTAAGTCAGTGGGCCGGGGATCGTTTCCAAGCTGTGGCAAACACCCAGCACGAGGCGTCAATACTGGACGGCCAGATGGCCTACCAGCAGGGCCGCGCAATGGAAGATGTGGAGATGGAGGGCGACAAGTGGTCGCTCTCCGGCTACCGCGTGATGAACGCACAGACGCTCTCACAAACAATGCTGACCGCGCAGCGTGAAATGATCCAGCAGACCCAATTTGAGCAAGACCCGGAGCAGTTCCGGGCAACGTACATCCAGCGGCTGGAGGCTCAAATTCAGGGTCTCGATCCGCAGACCGCCCGCATGGTTCGTGAGCAGATGTCAGAGCAAATGCCTGTACTCGTCTCGGAGCATACTCAGGCGCACATGCGGTATCAGGAGGAGCAGTCGTACGACTCCCTCGTAACATCTGTTGACGCCTTGTCGCAGAACGCATCTGCCTTTGATGCATTGCTGACGAACGCCACCGGGAGCGCCGGTAGCCCGTCTTCGGGGCTGTCGCGTGATCGCCGTCTTGCGGCTGTTGCTGCTGGAGTTGCACTCGCTTTCGAGAACATGAACCCGATTGCTTACCAGCAGTTGGCACAGTCTGGTCTTATGGATGACATGTCTGCGGCGCAGCAGGCAACTATGCGTGGGCATCAGCAGGTGTTTGAAAACCGCGTTCGCAGCGAGTACGATGCAGCGCACCAAGAACGTATGGCCGACTTCCAATCAGATCTTGATTCCGGTGAAATGACACCAGAGAAGGCAGCAGAGCGTCTGTCGTCGATCTGGGGTATGCGCAGCGTCAGTGCAACTGCTGAACAGCAGCGATCAGCCTACGACGCGGCGTCCACTGCACAAGACCACGGCGAACGGGCGGTTGTTGTAAACATCGCAACAGCGCAGGCACGTAACGACTGGCAGGCTGTCGCAGAGATGACGCAAGGCTTTGTCATGGACGCCGAGAGTGGTGGCCGTGATGTTGAAGGACCGCTGATTACATCCGGTGCAAACGCAGGAACGCGCGCCCAAGGTGCAATGCAGGTAATGCCAAAAACTCTAACTGATCCCGGATTTGGGATTCGACCATCAGACGGTACGCGGCAGGACAACATTCGTGTCGGAAACGATTACTGGGCAATGCTCGTGGAAAGATACGACGGAGACATCGAAGCTGCTGCTATTGGATACAACGCAGGCCCCGGTAACGCAGACAACTGGGTTGCAGCGGGACGAGACTACAGTGTGCTTCCAGACCGGGGGCAGACCGAACCGTACGCACGAGGCATCACAGCCCGAGCGGACGGCTCGTCCATAACGTATTCCAGCGCAGAGCGCCTAACGATGGCACAAGCCGAACTTAGGACTGCGCAAGTTCTTCGTGACGAGTTAATGCAGGATGCGCAAGAGGCATCAGCAGTCGAAGCGCGCATATTATATGAAGGTACAGTTGCAGAATTGGACGCCGACCTAGAAAGTGGTTTACTGGCACCATCCAAATATAGAGAGCAGGTAGAGGCAGCTCGTGTCGCAGTTGGTGTTGAACGCAGTGTATCAGACGCGGCGCGTATCACGGATCAAATAAACAGCGCCCGTGAGCAGTTTTTAGATGAATCCAACGAGGAGGCTGGGGAGCAGGTTCAGATAGCACAAGACGTACTGACATTTGCCTATGAGACGTCAATGCGAGAAGCAACTGATACGGAGCAAGCCGGTGCACTGACGGAGGAGTATCTTGCGGCTGTGCAAGACCTTAACTCAGCAGCGGGATTTGATCTAAAACAATCGGACTTAGCAGGAACACTGAATGGA